TTCTTAGAGGACATGTTACCTTATAGGAAGTGTATAAAATAAAATTAGTAACTAAACGTTATCTGATTTACATTATCTTTATCGATACTTGTAACACCCCCCGTTCCTAAGGGTGAAGTATATTCCACAGATATACCATATGTTCCGTCACTCAAAAGACCTGTTGAAGGTTTTAATGTAACTGTCGTATCCGTTGTGGTGATTACAGAGTCCCAATGTTTGGAATTCTGGTCCCCCACGATACTCAGAAACCCCTTCCCGATGTTTCGACCAGTTCCACCCGTGACATCGAGATTGAGGACGCTTATATTACTTGTTGGTTCGACAAGGTGAGCAATGATTTTAGCTGAAAAGAGTTGTGAATTAAATACTACATTGATCTCTGGTGTTGTTGAAGCTGTGACCACCCCAACTCCACCTGAATAGCCGTAGGTTTTCCTCGTGAGACCACTACGATTCGTGATGAGTCCTCCATCTACGATAATATTTGAAGACACATAGGCGTTCCCTGTGACGTTCAGATGCGAATGAACATCAACATTTCCAGTTGTCCCACTGACTGGTCCAGTTACCACCGTATTTGATGTGATATACGCATTCCCGGTGACCACAAGATCTGAGTACATATACGCATTCTCAGTGACCACAATATCTGAGGACATATACGCACTCCCGGTGACGGTTAGGTCTGTATGCATATAACCATTTCCAAGGACATTCAAATCGGTTTGTACATCCACATTTCCAGTTACCACAGCGTTTGACGATACATATGCGTTACCAGTAACGTTTAGATCCGTTTGAACATCAGCATTCCCAGTAACCACTACATTTGACGACATATACGCATTCCCAGTGACGATTAGATCTGTATGCATATAACCAATTCCAATGACATTCAAATCTGTTTGAACATCGGTATTCCCGGTGACCACTATATTTGAGGACATATACGCATTTCCAGTGACGGTTAGATCTGTGTGCATATAACCATTTCCAATGACATTCAAATCGGTTTGTACATCCACATTCCCAGTTACCACAGCATTTGACGACACATAGGCGTTGCCGGTAACGTTCAGATCTGTTTGAATAGTCACATTTCCAGATACGTATGTTTCACCTTCAACATGAAAGTCTGTTGATGGGGTCAACGTGTTAATACCTACACGATCTGTCGTGGCATCGACATGTAAAGTGTCTGTATTTACAGATAAATTTGAGTTCGTATGTAGACGACCGTGAACACGAGCATCTATGAGTTCTGAAGAAGGTACAATTATAGAACTTGTCGCACTACTATCCGTGTATGCGATGATGAATTCGTCAACATTTTCTTGGTATCCTATCACGACACTTGTACCAGATCGATCCATTATCAGACCCATGTCATCGATTGAGCTACTTCCCTTCCCAATCTCTATGATGGCATCTTTGATTGTCGTGTTCACGGAATCAATTGTTGTAAGTGTTCCCCTTACATCCATTTTTCCATTGACGATGAGATTATTTTGTAAATATGTATTTCCCAAAACGGTGAGAACATTTGAACCCACATCATCTACATAAAACTTGGAACCTACATCTAAGGTGTGTATAGGCGCACCATTCGATACACCAGCATTAGATAATGTTGTGAAAGATGTTACATTGTCATTGAATGATACAGTTCTCGTAGTTACATTACCATTCTGCACGGCGGCATCGAGTGAAAAATTGAGAATATCCTCAGCGACGGCAGTTGAATCCATCACCTCTTTCGTAACTTGATTATATGCGAGAATGGTGATGCTTCGATCAGTTAGATCCTGGCGAGTACGCAATGGTGTCATATACACAGAATTGGGAAAGTCTGTTACAATTGGTTCATCACTGGCATTGAACACAATCGAATTATCCGCCTGGTTTTCGGTACAGTGTTTACCAAATCTAATTATAGTGGATCTCTCCACCGTTGGCAAGTTCTTGACCATTTAATATAGAATGGTATTTTAATTAGCATAGAGGAGGCCTGCCATACCATTCTCGATACGTAATATGTTATAGTTAACCGCGTATATGGGGTCGTTGATGAGCATATCCTCACTCATTATCTTTACCGATGTGAGACGACTGAAATTCAGCGTACCAGTTGGTTGAAGAGAGCTCGTGGATAGACAGAAACAGTACAAGAAGAAATCAGGTGAAGTGACAAAATTGGTATGGTAATAATTCGTGACATCGATATAATGTGGTTTCCCCCATCGGTAATTACCGACATCGAGACCATTAATGTTCAATTTAACCCTATTTTGGGGAGAAGTGAGTGCTCCATTTGTCGTCGTATCTGAAGATGCGAGATACTTCACGGGATGATTAAACGTGAGATCTTGAATTCGGGATCTTGAGGCGATATTTTTTTGAACTTGTGTAATGAGAAGATCATGTTTTCGGGAAGCAACGTTCCCACGCTCTTCGTTATCAAGGTAATAATAATTTGCGAAGCATTCCACATTATAATTAGATGCCGCCGTAGCCCAGTGAATCCTGAGTTCGATATTATGATAGTTTAAGGCAACAAGAGGTAAAGCACATTGAGGTCCTTCACAGAAGAAGAAACGAAGAGGATAAAAATAAGAGCGAGAGCTGACACCTGGATGTGTACCATTCGCACTTTTTGATACATTTTGTGCGAATGTATCGATAGCAATCTTTTCCGTGAAGATGGCATCTTGACTGTCTACGAGAGAACCACCTATGTAGAGTTCTACTTTATCGATAATGGTGTCCCACCTTTGAATATCGAGGGCTTGGGTGGTATCGTCTAATGTGAAATAAACATACCCTAAAAGATCGCCAGATCGTTCGAATTGAACACTGGACATTGAATTGTTTTTCACCGTTCCATGGATGGTTTGTTTTTCGATGGACTGTGAAAAATTAGCATGTCTTTTGAAGGTTGAACTAAAGAAAGATATTTCGGGGTTACCCACAATATATTCATCCTGAGCACCGATGGCAATCAATTGAACAACACCAGCAGACATGGTATACTACTTTAACGAGAGAAAATTACAAATTGGGTTTTCTACACACGAATCGAATAACTAAAAAATTATTTTTCGCGGGACTAGATGGTGTAATAGGTACACCATTTTGGTTTCTAATATTTACAGTGAAACGATCAATGCTACGAATCGGATTGACATATTGTGTCACGAGGGGATAATTATCTTTAAAATTGAACGATGCTGTACCGTCACCTAGGATACTCGCAAATGAATTACGAACGATACTCACAGCGGCTTGACCATTTGGTTCATTGGAAGCACGTTCTGTGAAAATACTATCAAGTTCCTCTATGGAAACGTAACAGTGTTTCGTAGCAACTGTCGTATTAATGTTAGCAGCCAATAGTTTAGCCTGAACAACATTTTTTAGTGGATTTTGAAGATGACACGTGAACGTATTTGAGGCTGTTTGTCCGATCGTATCAATAGTTACAGTGTGATATTCATGTTGAAGATCAGGAATCAATTGAGTAGGGGATGTAATTAATGCCATATAGTATTAACTTAGATTAAAGATCCACCAATCCCATCTGTGATCTCATACCCAGCCTGCTCAGAGACAAGTTTTTGTGCATCACACACTCCTCCTGGAGTTAAACCCTTCGAGTATGGGCTACCATTCTTACCGGAACCAGCTGTACATTTCAAATCGACTGGTAAGTCGAAAATGGATTGCTCACTCACGGTTTTGGTTGTGATTGGCGTAGATTGATAGGTACTTGTCCTGAAAGCACCGAGTGCTGAAATAAATAGAAGAAGACCAACTATCATCATAAGAGCATTACGGTTGACACGGTTCAGAGTAAACATTTATAATGAACCAATATTTTTTTAAACCGCGTTAAAGATTATTTTTTTAGTTTCTGTATAAAGAGTAGATGGACGAAGAGATTGTACTCGATCGAGGACATACCAATGTTATGAAATTGGATGAAGATGAACAGGCCATCATGGATGAAATTCAAATTTCTGCTCCCAGAGCCCAGCGTGTTCCTCGACCAAGTCGAAATGTTTTTAACCCACCACCACAAACATCAGAACGACAAGAGAGTATGGATGCTTTCGTAAATCCTAATAAACAGACGAGTCAAAACGCTACGGCCCCAGACGAAGAAATTGATTATGGTGAAGAAGATGGTAATTTCTTTGATGACGGCGAGGACTATGATCCAGGATCTGGACCAGGTCAAGAAGAAGAGGAAAAACCTTCAAAAGGGTATTCTTCTATTGACGAAGAAAAGGCGGATCTAATCAATAAATTGGGACGCCTGGAGAAGAAGGGTTTTGCTGTAAACAAACGATTGAATGCTTATTCGAATGTTGACGAACTACGTACTGAAGTAAAGCGTATCACTTACAGTATCGATGTTGAACAATCAGTTCGGTTTTCGAGGAGAATGCTTGTAGCATGTGTGACTGGTCTGGAATTTCTCAATAAGCGGTACAACCCCTTTGAGATTCAACTTGAGGGGTGGTCTGAGTCTGTGATGGAGAATGTAGATGATTATGACGGCGTCTTCGAAGAATTGTATGTGAAATACCGATCAAAGATTAACGTCGCTCCAGAAGTCAAGTTGATAATGATGTTAGGTGGTTCGGCGATGATGTTCCATTTGACCAATAGTATGTTCAAATCGATAATGCCAAATATGAACGATGTGATTAAACAAAACCCTGATCTCGTAAAGAATATGATGTCAGCTGTTCAGAACACGACTCGTAAAACAGGTGGTCCAGCGACTGACGCCCCTGTCGGTGGTTCAGGGGAATATGAAATGCAGGGACCTGGTATTGACATCTCGAGTCTGATGGGGGGTATTATGATGCCCCCAACACCACCAATGAATACATCAGCTATCTCACAAAGTACTGAGCAACTGGTCGACATGGATGATGATATTTCCGATATCATATCGATCTCAGGTGATTCAACTGGTGGTGAAGTCAAGGAAGTAAATGTTGCCTCATCTAAACCCAAACGTACCAGGCAAAAGAAAACTAAAAAGGAAATTAATCTCTAAACATATATAAATGATAGCATACTATCCTTTGGAGGAATTGGACCCTCCGAAGAAAAGTCCAGAACCCATTGATACTCAGAAGGTTGTCATTTCACCGGAGGGTACAGAAGAAAGTGAATTAAATTACATCGTGATAGCTTTTATTGTCGGAGTTATTGCGTTAGCAGCTTCCGACGCCATCAGGGCGTAAATGTTGAATCTATATCGAGGTCTTCCCTCGTATTAAATTTAATTACCAAAAAGAATGCCACCCAATCCATCTTTTATACGTAACACATTGTAATTGACTGCATATACATATAAGGGGTCACCTTTTCTTGATGGTGCAACATTCGCACCACGAATCGTAATCTTCGCATTATCTATACGACTGAAGTTACATGACCCCGATGGACTGTATTGTGACGCATTCAGACAGAAATGGTATGCATAGTATCTAGTGTAGAATAACATATTTCTGTTAACATCATAATCCGATATACCATAGTCAGACTTGTAGTAATTTTGAATAGTATGAAAATAAACGGGTTTCATATTTTCGAATAGATGTGTACCATTTATGTAAAGGTCAACCCCTCCGAATGTGAAAAAGTCGTTAATATAATCATTGGTGGTTGATTCAAATCCAAAGAATAGTGATTTTACAGGATGGTTAAACTGACTTATATCGAGAGTGTTATATCCTTCATTGGTATCGAGTGGATGTTCCATGCGCTGAACTTGTGTGATTACAAAATCAATTGAACGTTTCACAATAGCTTCTCGTTCATCTTTATCGAGAAAAATGTAATTTCCATACACTTCATATTTTTTTTCGTCATCTGATAGTACATTGTAACTATTGGTATCCAAATTAATTTTGATTTGGACTTCATGGTTCTGAAGCGCCACGAGAGGTAAGAATGCCTTGTGATCACATAAAAAGAAATGAAGTGGTAAAAATCCAGGATTTACGGAAGTTGTTTTATTATTCAATTCCCGAGATTTACTATATGTGTCAGGTAGATAGTTTGGCCATATATCAGCATAGTAATCAAAATGCTGAGAATCAATTTTTTGACCTCCAATATATAAATCAATTGTAGATTTATAAAACATATTCATCAGTTTATCAGAACCCTGAAACCAAATTGCATTGATAACATCCCCGAAAACTGGTATGGTTACAGATACATCATTCTCATTCATTGATTTTATAAATTTAGGTACCTGTGAAAAATTTGTATGACGGGTAAATTTAGTACGAAAAAATGAATGTCCTTCCTCACTTATTATATATGAATCTTGTACACCTTTAGAAATAAGTTGTATTAATGCACCAGACATTTAATAGATGTGTAGATTATAAAAACAAACACTTTCCCTGAGGGAAGTCTGGTTTATCTTCCAACGTTTTACCACGAATATTGAAACCACCATGTTTATAGATTTTAGATCTTTTGTAATACATTGCTGTGAAAATAGACCATGGATCATGTATATCGTATATATGTGGGTTGTTCTTTTTTCCACTCGTTTCTCTCATGATACGCCCAATACTTTGGGTAATATCTGATTTAGGACTCGCCAAAATAACTGTATCGAGAGTGGGAATGTCTAGACCCTCATGGGCTTGACTGAATGTCGCAAATATGATCTTCTTCTTTGATGATTCTTGAAGTGCTGCCTCTTTCATACCACCCATGTATAGTCCTGATGTTTTAGGAAAGCATTGATGAAGAAACTCACAGTGTTGTCTTCGATCACTGAGAACTAAAAGTTGTCTAGTACCCGCAGATGCTTTTTTCACCAACTCTACTAACATTCTATTTCTTTGACGATCCTCAACAAGTTCTGTGATCATATTAGGCATCGATATCTTTCCATTCCTCATAGACGGTGGTGGATTCTTATAATTTGGGGAATCAAAAACAATCGGAAACACTTCAACCTGTTCCTGATTTTTCCTTTCAACTGCGAAGAATGTGGGGCCCATGAACCAATGAAGTACTTTAGTGAGTCCATCTTTCCTCTC